GGTTTTATCGTAGAGAACAGTTTGGTTGAGGTTATCGACAGGGGCAGTAATTGGATCACTCCAATCTTTCGACTCCTTACCCCTGAAGAGAGTGTCTCGAATGTCTAAAGCGGTCTGAGGGAACAGACCGGCAGAATCAAATTGTTCCACCAATCGACCCATCCCATTGGATGTCTCAATGTAGGTGTTGGTGTTCTTACCACCGACGGTGTCAAGGGTTGAAATTGTCTTGAAGACAGAAGACTTGGTAGATATGACGATGCGTCTCCAGATCCAAGGAGTTGAATCACTGGTAGATACACGTATCTTCTCGGAGAGAAGGCGGAGGAAAACGGTGGAGGCTGTACGCCCAGACTCGTAAACACTAGAGTTGGCGTTGCCCGTATTATCGGTGAGATCACGAGCGGTAGGCGACCAAACAATCATATTGGTCCTGCCACCTTGGAATATGCCACCAACACCAGGTCTGGCTGTGGCAGCAGGTACGCCGGTATCACTATTATAAGACACGGCCTGCATTGTATCCCGCTTCTTTTTCGTTGTGATGTTGAGAACCGCGCGTCGCGTCATTGCGGGTTTTTTGCGATAGGTTCGCTTGCGAGTAGTGCGACGGGTGGGGTATGCGCGATATTTGCGAGTGGTCGAACGCCTTGACGTAGAACGCCTCTTGGCGGCGTAGCGTCGGGATGCCATTTTTCGTTGAGGGATTTTGTTGAGACATACCCTCCGGGTGGGGAGGGCGAGGGGTATTTATACCTGTGAGGTGTGCCATGTGTCCTGCTATAATATTAGTTTCGCAGGACACATTTTTTGGCACACCCTGAGTCACATGTCTTTTTATTTCAACAGCCGATATGGACTGTTCACGTATTCTCAATGTGGAGATCTCGATGGCTTCCTTGTTATGGAACTCTTTTCATCACTGGGAGCAGAGTGTATCATTGGAAGAGAGTTGCACGAGGATGAAGGAATTCACCTCCACGTGTTTGTTGACTTCGGACGGAGGTTTCGATCACGAAAGTCAAGCGTATTTGATGTGGGAGGTTTCCACCCAAACGTCAGCGCTTCTCGAGGAAAACCTGACGAGGGATATGACTACGCGATCAAGGATGGAGATGTCATCTGCGGAGGGCTCGCCCGACCGGACGGAGTCACGCGCCGAGACGGAGATGGGAAGACTGATACGAAATGGGCTGAAATTACGAGTGCGTTGGATAGAGAGGAGTTTTGGGCACTTTGCCATGAACTGGATCCGAAATCGGCTGCGTGCAACTTCAATGCTCTGCAGAAGTACGCCGACTGGAGATTTGCAGAGGTGCCTCCCGTGTATGAGTCACCTGAAGGAATTGAATTCGTCGGTGGAGATGTTGACGGAAGAGATGATTGGCTATCGCAATCTGGTATTGGATCTAGAGAACCACACTTAGGTGAGTGACGCTGCGCTAGCAAGGAAAACTGTGTTCTAGGTCTTGCCTCAGGTGGGAACTCGGCGCTCGTCCCTCGCTGTACCCTCGCCCCATACGGCGCTTTGTGTGCAAGGCTGACGTATCTAGGACGGCCCCTAAGTTTGGTACTGTACGGAGAATCCCGAACAGGTAAGACATTGTGGGCCCGATCTTTAGGCAGCCATATTTATTGCATTGGAATGATTAATGGTGATGAATGTCTCAAGGCGTCGGTAGTAGACTACGCCATATTTGACGATATGAGAGGAGGAATCCAGTTCTTCCCATCGTATAAGGAATGGATGGGGGCTCAACAATACGCCACAGTAAAGTGTTTGTACAGGGAGCCCAAGGCAGTGAAGTGGGGCAAGCCCACTATCTACTTGGCAAACAGGGATCCCCGGTTGGACATGTTTGAGATTATACCTGGCGGTGAGAAAAAATGGAACAAGGGTTGGTCACAAGCGGATGCAGATTTCTTGGAAAAAAATTGTATGTTTATTGAGTGCAATGAACCTATCTTTCGTGCCAGTACATAGTAGCCTCGGGCTCAAACCGGAGCAAACTAGTTGCCCCACCAATGAAATTGCTAAAGAAATCTAAAATGAACACGTCACCGAAACCTTTCCCTGTACTGCTCCAGAAGGAGCTGTCTTGAAATTGACCATTCTCGTCTTCGAAGTATCGGAAGGTCTTGTTGAAGGCATGAGTGCGTTTGATCATGCGGTAGGTACCACTATCGTTGCCAGAACGAATGACAGTGGTTTTATCGTAGAGAACAGTTTGGTTGAGGTTATCGACAGGGGCAGTAATTGGATCACTCCAATCTTTCGACTCCTTACCCCTGAAGAGAGTGTCTCGAATGTCTAAAGCGGTCTGAGGG